CTATGATGCAGGGCTCAGAAGAAGGCCCACTCAACATCGACAGTGAAAGCATGCCCTTCAAGCATGAGTTGCCTAAACAGACTCACTTTTCGTTCATGGAGAACGCAGAGGTAGATATAATGGGCAGTCACGCGGGAAGAAAGCGCAGGTACACTACGATGGTGAGAACCACAGATTACAGTACAGCCATTGAGGAGAAGTTTGGCGTGCCCATTAAACATGGGGCGCCAGCACTGATGAACCATTGGTATCCTGGACGTTTGTGGTTAGAATCGTGTGCCAATTCTAAACCAGTTAGCATGAAGTATCTCACAGATGCGTACAGGAATTATAGAGAAAGAATCCTGGAACATTTAGGGAAACACGAAGCTGACAAAGAAGACATTTGTGTTCTGGAGGACGTTGTGAACACATCTGGACTCGATGGTGTCAAGGGGCTGTATAAACCTAATTATAAGGCGAGTGCAGGTATTCCCTACTGTGTGCCTAAGGAGCAGTTTGTGAAAGTATCAAAGGACTTCTTCGATGGTATCACAGTGCCCTACGAATTGACTGACGAGATGATGAAAGACGTGAAGATATTGGAAGACATCTATAAGTCAGGGCGTAGAGGCTATGCACCACACAGGGCTAATCGTAAGGACGAGGCCATTAAGATTGGAAAAGCCAAAGTACGGATATTCAGTGGGACAAGTATGCCCTATCTGTTTTTGATGAGGAAGTACTTTTTGACAACTAGTGTCTATATGCAAAGGTATCCTGAGGTGTTTGAGAGCGCTGTGGGGGTCAATCCCTACAGTTGGGAATGGACGAGAATGTATGAGTTCATTGCATCCAAAGGAGAAAATCGCATTGTGGCTGGAGACTATGAGAAGTATGATCAGTTTGTCCATTCGTCATTGACCTACGCAGCATTTAAGATATTGATAGAGATTGCTGTTTGGGCTGGATTTGACGAGGAAGATGTGATGGTCATGAGAGGTCTTGCTACAGACACTTGCAATCCGCTCTATGAGCTAGACGGCTTGTGGATTAAGATGGGTGGATCAAGCCCATCTGGGCATGGACTGACTGTTGTGATCAATGGGATTGTGAACAGTTTCTATGCGCGTATTGCTTATTATCAGGAGGCACAAACAGTTGGAAAGACTGATGTAGATTTCAACAGGGATGTTGCCTTCATGTCATATGGCGATGACAACGTCATGTCTGTGAGTGAGGAAGCGGATTTCTTCAATCATTGCACTTATCAGGCAGTGTTGAAGAGCTATGG